CCCCTTGCCTCTGTCTAACCACTTCTAAAAATATCATCCCTCAAACCTAATCTACTTGACATAACAGCTATAGTGCGAACCAAATTCACGTGTAAATTAGATATTGTGGGGGTAGGGGGGTTTAATTTACCTCAATAACTGTAGATAGTGCTAGAGTATCCTCAACTATAATTTTAGAAAACTAAAAGGGCTTTTCAGGTGTAAAACATGGCAGATAAAATAGAAAATAGTAAAGTTTTAGAAAAGAATGTAGTATATTTAGGTGATTGTTTAGAGATAATGCCGTCTATACCTGATAAGGGTATAGATATGATACTTTGTGATTTACCTTATGGGACTACACAAAATAAGTGGGATAGTGTAATGCCATTTAATCTTCTTTGGATGCAATATAACAGGGTGATAAAAGATGACGGGGTAATTGCGCTAACTGGTCAATCCCTGTTTTCGGTAAAGCTTATTTTGAGTAATGAGGAATATTACAGATATACTCTTATTTGGGATAAAACCAAAGCTGGCGGTTTTCTGAATGCTAAAAGAATGCCGTTACAATCTCACGAAGATATATTGATTTTCTATAAGAAGTTACCAGTATATAATCCGCAAATGGTAGAAGGTAAACCATATAAAAAGAGAGCTGTTACAAACGGCGATGGTAAAAATTACGGGAAGTTTAATAGAGCTGGGCAAACAGCAATAAACGAGGGCGTAAGATACCCGCGAAGTATTATTAAAGTTTCTAACGATAATCACGGCTCATTACACCCCACTCAAAAGCCAGTAGCCTTATTTGAATATTTAATCAAGACCTACACGAATGAAGGGGATTTAGTATTAGATAACTGTGCTGGTTCAGGGACTACAGGAATAGCTTGTAAGAACCTGAACAGAAATTACATTCTAATAGAGAAAGAGCCTAAGTATTACGAGATTATTCTCAAGAGGTTAAACGAGCGATTGATTTGACAAATAAATAGTTTTGTGATAGAATAGTAAAGAAATGAAGAAATATCAGATATATGTTGACAAAACCATTAGGATGTGTTAATATAAGATATAGGCATAAGTAGTTCCTAATAAAAGCATTTTATTACTACTCGCCTAAATTTGGCAAAGGCAGTTCCTATAAAATGTGGATATTTTTACTGCCCGCCACAAAAAAAGAGGTAAAAATGAAAGTTAAGGACTTAAAATCATATTTAGCACTTCTAAAAGATAGGGATGATGATTTAGAAGTTGTTATCCCCATTCAAAAGAGGAATGTTTTACTTGGAGTAAGCCCTCACGTTCAAATTAAAGCTATTGGGCGTGGTATTGATTGGGATTCTGGTTTGTTTATGCTCTATCCTGAGGAAAAGTTGGCAAAGACGGATAGTATTAAGAAAGTCTGGTATATACTAGACGAAATCGCTGTCAAGTGTAGTGCTAAACATCTAGGTAAATCATGCCCTATTTGTGAACGTGCTGAAGAAGCTATGAAATTATGTCCCGATAAACCAAATCATCAAGAATGTAGTGATTTATATAATGAACGTAAAGGGTTGACAATATAGTATTAAATAGGGGTTATAATTAAGGTGGAGGTGAGAAATGAGAGAAAGATGTATCAACCTATTTTACCCATGATGAACTTTGTGAATTGCTAGATGTTCCCAAGGAATCAGGATTATTAGCCGATGAATATTCTCTTATTTGGTGGCCTCCTGCTGAAATGTGGAAGCTAACTATGAAAGTGGGCACACTAGAAGAAATAGAATCGTTGCTTAACTAAAGATTGTGCAACAGTTGCGCAAAGTAGGAGGGAAGATGAACAATCCCTATATGGGCAATCCCACTAAAGCATTACCTTTTAAGGAAGGGTATCAAGGGGGTATTAAGGAAATAGTAGAGTGGATAGAATCTCACCCTTTAATAAAACCAGACGAGAATAGCATTACACAGTTTGAACCATTCTACCAAATTGAGCAAGCCAAATTAAAGGAATTTGGTATCACATGACCTATACAATCGGTATTTTAATAAGGAACTTAAATAGATTATGCAACGTGTTGCAATATCTTTAGAGGGGGATAAAATGATAGAAGTTGACGGCAAAAAGTATAAAGTAACAGAAAACTTGGGTTTCCAAGCTGGTTACCAAGCCAAAATGATAGATGATAACGGGCAAGAAAAGGCAGTTGTAAAGCGTAACGGCAAATGGACATTCTGGACAGTAAAAGATAGATTTGGTAGGTAATATGGATATAAACAAAGTCTATTTAGGGGATTGTTTAGAGATAATGCCGAGGTTACTTGACAAATGAATAGTATTGTAGTAGAATTAAGGTAGAATAAAAGAGATGGATAAAACACCTTTAATTGATAAAATATATGAACTATTATGGCGTTCAGAAGAGCGTCTTTATCCGTTAGGTTATCATAATCCTAAATTCCAAATATACGTTTCTCGTGAGCAATTAATCCAATTACGAAAAGAGGCACTTAACCATTACTGCTTTACTTTTCAAGCCCCCAGTGATAACCTGCTTTTCGGGCATAAGATTATCGTGGTTGATGATACACCTTATGTTAGATTGGTTGAGTAGAATAAAACATATTGCAACACGTTGCACAATTAAGGATAAGGTATGAAGTATGATAACAGAATTTAGAGTTGAGTATCTATCAGAAGAAGAATTAAAGAAACCTAAAGTTTTACAGCAACCCACGGCAGTCAGGGTTAAACTTGAAGGGGAAATGAAACTCTGCGATGCTCTAGTAGCTCTGATTAAAACTAAATATACGATGGTGCATTAAGGTATGAAGCGTAAATACACCCGTAAAGCCAAGCCAGACGCACTAGGATGCGATTCTAGCCCTATTAAACAGGAAAGTAGTATCAATCTACCACCTGATATATTACAGGACATAGAAAGAACCTGTGAACATAGAAAGGTTTTAGGTTTACTTGATGATAAAGAAGAAAGAATACAGAGAGCATTAAGGTATCAGGAGTTTATAAATGGATAAGATAACTATTCCAAGATTTTTATATGATAGTCTATGTAAAGATAGTGAATTAGTAAGACATTTAGCGCATTATAGGGGTTATGGTTGGATTGAAGCGGTTAAAGAGGAAATGGAATCTGATAAGAAATATAAACAAGGTGCTTTTAAAGATTCTGCGTTGCAATAAGTGAGGATAAGAATGAATCAATCTGATAAAGTATTACTATTAAAGAAAGCTGTAGATACGTGGGGGCAAGCATTACAGTTAATCATGGTATTAGAGGAAACATCCGAATTACAAAAAGAGGTATGCAAAATCATAAGGGGCGATTGGTCTAGTGAGCGCATGGATAGTTTAGCTTCTGAAATAGCCGATGTGTCTCTTATGCTTGAGCAACTAATTTTTATGACTGGTACAGCATCTAAGGTTAAATTAGAAGAAGATATAAAATTAGAACGCCTTAATAAAAGATTGAATGAGGGTACTCTTTGCCAAAACCATCAATAGACCTTAGTAAACTATATAAACCACACCCTAGACAGATATTGGCACATTCTGCACCAGAACGCTACGTCCTTTATGGCGGAGCATTTGGGGGGGGGAAAACTGTCTGGTTAGTCAATGAGTCTATCCAATTATGTTTAGACTACCCTGGTAATGTAGGATATATTTGCAGACACGAACTGCCTGCTTTCCGCAGGTCTGTATTAGTAGAGATGGAGAAATACATTGTTCCACAAATACTAGACCAGCACCATAGAACAGAGAATTATTTCAGATTTAAGAACGGGTCAGTTCTTTTCTATGGTGGGTTGGGTGATGATAAAGCAGGTTTGGCCAGATTGTCATCTATGTCGTTAGGATTTTTTGGTATAGACCAGTTAGAGGAAACATCTGAAATACATTTTAATATGTTGGCAGGGCGTTTAAGGTTAAATGTCCCCAAAATTAAATATAAGGGTATTTTAACATGCAACCCTGCCCCAGGATGGGTTAAACAGAAGTTTGTAGAACAGAAATTAAATGACCATGTATTTATTCAAGCTATTCCTAAGGATAACCCGTATCTACCAGCTGATTATGAGAGTTCGTTAAGGGCTATCTACCCCGAAGAGTGGATTAAATCCATGCTGGAAGGTTCGTGGGATTCTCTGGAAGGCGGTAATTTTCTGTTCCCTTATGCACAGATTAGGGCTGCGGTTAATAGAGAACTATGAATTATCCTTTTGATTGGGATGTTGGGGGGTTTGTTTTATTCTTAACTATTAGTATTATAATTTCAGCCGTGATTGGTG